AATCAAAATGCTTGAATGTATTTTAAACTTTATAATCAGCACTGGTAAAGACAATGGTGTTGATGATATCACCGCTAGGGTGTATTTGCGTCAAACACTAGATAACATAATTGACTATGTGTATAGGTTGGGGTGAATAGATTATGCGATTAATAGACGCTGATAAGGCGAAAGCTGAATTATTAAGAATAGCTAGAGATATACACGGTTGGGGTGAGTTTTTCGACGGAATTAGAAGCGGTTATCAAAGTGCTGCTGATAGGCTTGATACAATGCCTACAGAAGAACGTAAAAATGGGCATTGGCTTACTAAAAAAGCATGGCACGTAGAGTGTTCCGAATGCCATCATGTTTTAGAGTTTATTTGCGACGTTAAAAAATATTGTCCGAACTGCGGCGCAAAAATGGAAGGTGAATAATATGGAATTGATAGATAAAAATGCTTTAGTGGAATATTTAGAGAGAATGGGAAATGAAATATATGCAGGCAATGACGAATATTTTATAGGACAGAAAGCGGGTTTGATGAAAGTCGTTGGCGTTATAATGACCTTTCCTACTGTAGAGGAACGTAAGCACGGACGTTGGGAAGGGGGCGGTGCTTACTACTGTTCTAATTGCAACTCATATGCCGCAACAGATGTATTTGGCGGCGGGTTGGATATTACTGAACAGCATTATTGTTATAATTGCGGGGCTATTATGGACGGTGAACCCGAATGAACATACTAAAGTTAGAAAGATCAATAGCTTTATTAAAACCAATTATTTGGAAAATGCCTATGAATAAGAAAAGAGAGGCTTATATAACTTTATTGACGGCTGCTCAAAAGCAGATACCAAAAGAAGTAAATTTGGTAGTCGAAGAGCATTTTATACCAAACTGTCCTTTTCCACAACAAATACCTAAAGGCTGGGCATGTCCTGTATGCGGACGTGAGGTAGATGATGATGCTCATTATTGTAAATACTGCGGCCAAGCTATATGTGATGATTAAGGAGTATAGATATGAATTATCCTGATCTAATAAAATGGATATTTGAATTTGTATATGAACATTGGATATTAACGTTTTTGTTTATATTAGCTTTAAGAAGGTTTAGTATTTTTACAATAAATCTATCAGATAAGAAGGGCGATACAAATGTTATTAACAATAGAGAGCAAGTTTAATATAGGGGATAATGTGCATGTGCCTAAGGGAGAATGTAAAGTACTTGGTGTCAAACTAGATTCTAAAGGTATCTTATATTTGCTTGAAAGTGCAGACGGTACGAGAGAATGGGTGCAAGAATATTGGATTGTTGCGGGTGAACGAGAATATGAACGCGAAGAGTTTGAGAAGGCTATTTTGAACCAACTCGCAGAAGACAGAATAAATCCTTGGAAGAATTATTTTAGGCGATTTAGAAAGCAAAGCTAGAAGGAGACTGATATGCTAATAGAACTGTTACGAAAGCATACAGAGTGGTATTTTTTGAATAGGAAATATATTCAGAAAGCTGTTGATGATGAAAGAGAGCAGCGTACTGCAAAGAAAGGGCATACTGGGGGTGGAGGTCATGCTTTTATCAGTAATCCAACAGAAACATCTGCACTAAAGAATATTGAACCGATCAAGATGATTTCGTGGGGACAAGGCCCTTATCAAACTATAGTAATAAATCCTGAAGCATGGCTTGAAGTAATAGCTGAGACGTATAAGGTTCATGAGAAACAAGCAACAGGAGATGCTATGTTCCAGCGTTATGAATATAATAAGTCGCCAGGAGTAATTGCTGGACTAAAAGGTATGAATAGAGATACTTACTACGAGCTTCGCGAAGAGTTTTTAAACGATGCTGTCGTTTTAGCACTCGAAAAAAATTTATTGAGAATTAAAAATGTATCCGACAAATTACCTGTTCTGATGAGTTAAAATAGTATTATAAGTAAGTAGGCTTACAGGATGGAGTAAGAAATGAAGAAAGTTAAAGGCATACTGATAGCATTAGCAATCTGCGTTGCAATACCAGTTACACACCATTGGGGCTATCATTGTACTAAATGTGACTGTACCGACCTTGCGACACAGGGAATGTTCTGTAGTATCTGCCTTAGTTGCAAGCATGATGTATCAGATCATGTTGTTGAGGATTAACGAAAGCCTGCGGGCGAGTAGTTGGGGCCCAAAGCTGCGGCTGAGGGCTTTTAAATGATTTATCAAAAAGCATGGATTTTGATAAGTAGGGAAAAGCCACTTATCAAAAATAGCTTATTTTGATATAACGCATACGCAGTAACCCGCTCACTATCCAAGAAAGTGGCAAACCGTATGCTAATATATTGGCTATGGCGTTCGCCGTATGATGGCATATGATAGCTGCAATTTATCGTATGAATGATGCGGATAACTACCCATAGCACCTACCGTGCGGCTTGCAGCGGCCGCACTGGTAGTATCAAAACATCGCAGGGAAGCCTAGTAACGGGATAACCTGCAAAGGTGAAACGTTCAGGCTTAGCGCTTGGACACTACCCTGCCGTTGGGGTAATACAGCGGCAATAATACCTTTAAATTTTATGAATTTTTAAAGCTGTTAGCGAAATACGCTTATTAAATAAAGGTATAGCTTATATGCGAAGGATGCCTGATGGTCTTGAGCAATGTGACTATATCGCATTATTAGAGAGGTATTACCATGTCGTTACTAAAGCTGTTGGGAAGTTTAATACTAGTAATAAGTTTATTAGTCCTTATCTTTATGATTTTAGTGTTCATTAAGCATCTTAGTGGCTTTTGGTTCGATTTTGTAATTATCTTTTTTTTGACGATTATAATAACAGACAAGATTGTATCGTGCTTTAATCTACATGAATAATTCAGCATTAAAAAACCGATAAAACACGGTGATATATATCAAAATTTAGTATATAGAATAAGAGGTGCGATGATGAACGATATTTGTATGGAAACTCCGAATTGTGATTGGGATGTAAAATGTGATGTAAAAAAGGGTTCGCTGGAAAAACAAATAGAAAATATTGAACGTCTTACTAGGATATTAAATTCAAGTGTTGAGAATACACAGTTGTTCATATTGGGCGATCCTAATAGTGGTGGTACTGTCTGTAAAGAAGCAGGTCTCGCTCCAAACGGACTAGAGAGAAGATTAAAGGATATTACTTTTAAATTAGACGAAATCGTATCAAAGAGCAATATAGTTAATAACACTTTAAGAGAAAAGTTAGGAACAATGACTATCGAATAACTTAATACTAAGGCACTTAACTTCGGTTAGGTGCTTTTTTATTTGCAAAGGTGGTGAGGAGAGATGGCTGCATTAAAAGATCCAAGGCAGGAGAAGTTTTGTCGGCTTATGGCTGTAGGTGGTAAAACGCAAGAGCAGGCAGCCATAGATGCAGGATATTCAGCTAAAAGCGCTAGGCAGGCTGCGTCAAGGCTGTTAACAAAGGCGCACATTGTTGACAGGGTAAGTGAACTTCAAACAGTTACTGAAGAAAAAATTGCAGATGAACAGAAAGATATCATAGATGAACTTAGCAAATTAAGGAAGTTTTGGCTAGAAGTGATAGACGATAAAGAAGAGCGTATGAATAATAGGCTTAAAGCATCTGAGCTATACGGAAAATCAATAGCAGCGTTTGTTGAGAAACGTGAAGTCAGCGGTAAAGATGGAGAACCTATTACATTTCGCTGGGCTGGTGATGACGGTTGAAAGTAATAACGATACCATACAAGCCAAGACCTCTTTGGAAAGATATAATCCATCCTGCGCTTGATAAATACCGTTTCGCTGTTATAGTAGCGCACAGACGTTATGGCAAGACCGTAGGAATGATAAACGAATTGAGTAAGAGCGCTATTAAGAATACGCTTATAAGTCCTCAGTTCGCATACGTGGCACCGTTTAGAAACCAAGCTAAGATGATTGCCTGGAACTACTTGAAATATTACACAAGCGCAATTCCAGGAAGAAAGGTCAATGAAAGCGATCTGTTTATAGAACTGCCGTCAAAGCATAAAAATGCTGTTGGGGCAAGGATATATATTATAGGCGCAGATAAGCCTGATGCCCTTCGCGGTACTTACTGGGACGGCGTTGTCCTTGATGAATACGCTCAAATAAAGCCTGAATTATGGGGCGAAGTAATACGGCCGGCATTAGCTGATCGTAAGGGGTTCGCATATTTCATCGGAACGCCTAAAGGACAGAATCAGTTTTATGACATCTACCAAAGAGCTCAACGCAGCGAAGAATGGTTTACCTGTCTTTATAGAGCTGATGAAAGTGGTGTGCTGGACGAAGCAGAACTTAAATCTATGATGGAAGATATGACGGATATAGAAATACGTCAGGAGCTTTATTGTGATTTTACTGCATCGGCTAGTAATGTTGTTATTCCTATTGATTTGGTTACGGCGGCAGCACACAGACTGCTTACAGAAAAAGATGTGCAGGGTGCTCCAGTTATTCTTGGTGTTGATGTAGCCAGATATGGTGATGACAGATCTACTATTTTTAAGCGACAGGGACTGTGGGTAGATGAGCCTTTAGTTTACAAAGGCCTGGACACTATGGATATGGCGGCAAGAGTTATTGATGCGATGATCAGATATAAGGCCGATATGACTTTTATTGACGCCGGAGTCATGGGTGCTGGAGTTATAGATCGAATTAAGCAGTTGGGGTACAACAATATCAGTGAGGTCTACTTTCAGGGCAATGCACTGCATGAACAGCGTTTTGAAAATATCCGTGCCGAGATGTATTTTAAGATGCTTGAATGGCTCAAGTCTGGTGGTGCTATACCTGATATGCCGGAATTAAAAAGCGAGCTTAGTATTGTAGAGTATAAGTTTAGTAAACATGGCAAAATCATTTTGCAGCCTAAAGAAGAAATTAAGGAAAAGATAGGTAAAAGCCCCGATCTTGCAGATGGCCTTGCTTTGACTTTTGCAAGGCCTGTTTATCCGAGATTGAAGCCTGGTGATCCTGGGTATGGCCGTAAGATGATGTGCAATACAGATTATTCGATATTTTAAGGAGTGATAGTATGGGAATTTTTAAAAAAGTATTTGGCGGCGGTAGCATTAGAATGCCAGAAGTTGTTGAAACGCCTCCGGCGCCTACTACGGTAACCAGTACAGAGACAGGAACAGAAACAGATCCGGCAAAGAAAAATAAAAGGCGTGGTTTTGCTTCTACGCAAGTGTCGTCTGATCGCAATACTATTGCAGGCAACGCTACTGGCAGAAAGACTTTAGGTTAGGGGTATTGAAATGGCTAAAGCTAAATTAAAGCAAAAAGAAATTGAAACTATAGCAGCACGAGCGCCGGCAGAAACACACCCAGCAGATGGGCCGTCTTTAAAAAGCCACTGGCCAGAGAAAAGAAAACTGATTAGAAAGATGAGAGATCTTTATGAAAAAAGACTTGATTATGAAATTCGTTGGAAAGCGATTAGAGATTATCAGTTGCCGTTTATAGGCGAATTCGATAATACGGCAGATAAAACTAATCCTGCCCGCAGACGTGATCTGGAAATTGCTCAGGGCGTTGCATGGTTGGCCGCACAAGTATTTGCTGCAGGCGTAATGAGCGGTTTAACCCCTCCTAGTCGTCAGTGGTTCAAATTAGGGTTTAGCAATAGTGCGATGAGTGGTGATATTGAAGCCACGAGAGTGTTGGATATCAGGCAAGAAATAGTATCTGCGGTGCTTTCAAAGAGTAATTTTTACAATAGCATACATTCGGTGTATCTTGAGTTGCCATTTGGACAATGCCCAATGGCAATTTTTTATGACCCGAGTACGGGTATTAGATGTGTACCTATGACTATTGGGACTTATGCTCTTGGTGTAGACGGCTTTGGCAAGGTGCAGACATTCGCTCGAAAATATGAAATGTCATTAGCACAGATAGTTGATTGTTTTGGACAGGAAAGCCTGCCTCAACATTTGCAGCAGCAAGCGACTAATGGTACTGGACTTGATAAAAAGCATACTGTCAATTGGCTTGTTGAACCAAATGACAAACGCCTGCCAGGATATATGGATAGGTTGAATATGCCTTATAGGTCTGTGTATTGGCTTGATAAATCGCAGGATAATGAATTCTTATACGTTGGGGGGTTTGAAGAATGGGCCATACCAGTTGCAAGGTATCTTGTAAACGGGCTTGAACCGTACGCTAAAGGGCCAGGTTGGTTCGCTGAAGGCGATAGTAAAGCACTTCAGACTATGAAAAAAGATTTACTTACAGCTATTGAGATTGGGGTTAAACCTCCAATGAAAGGACCGGCTTCGCTGCTGAACAACGGTGGTATTAATCTTATTCCTGGCGGGATGACAGCTGTGGATGACCAGTCACAGCAGTTCGTTCAGCCGCTGTTCCAGGTCAATTTAGATATTGACCATGCTTCTCAGGAGATCATTCGCACGGAGGACGCAATCAAAAGGCACTATAGTGCAGATTTATTTTTGATGCTTGATAGTGTTGATAACGGGCAAATGACGGCACGTGAGGTCATGGAACGCACACAGGAAAAGTTGCAGCAGCTAGGGCCTGTAGTCGAACGGTTACAGGATGAGTTCCTAACGCCGATTATTGTTAGGATATACAACATCCTCGAAAGGTCTGGAGCATTCCCACCGATACCACCTGAGATCCAGGAACGTATAAGCGATGAGGATATTAAAATTGAGTATATTTCCCCGTTGGCGCAAGCGCAGAAAATGAGTGGACTTGTTAATATCGAACAGGCTCTTGCTACTACGCTGCAGATGGCGCAGGCTTGGCCGGAAGTGCTCAAGAAGGTTGATCCTATAGGAACACTGTCCAAATACTTTGAAATGCTTGGTGCGCCGGCAGCAATGCAACGTAGCGACGATGATGTTAAGAAGCTTATTGAGCAAGAACAGCAGGCATTACAAGAGCAGCAACAGACGCAGGAAGCAATGGCTCTTATGCAGGCAGCAGCACCGGCAGCACAGGCGGCAAAGAACATGACTGAGGCTGCAAATGATGGTAACCCAGCTATGGCAGCTTGGTTAGGCATGGGAGGCGGCGCAGGTGAGGTATAAGAGTATTACAGATGCGGATAGCCGGCAAGCTAAATTGCAGGCGTTCTTTCAAAGAGAGCTTCGCAAACGCGATCAGGATGCACTATCAACTATCTTAAATAGCGAAAGCGGACGCTGGTTTTTAATGCGATTGCTTGATAAAACAAAAATCAATATAGATAGTTTTACCGGCAATTCACAGACCTTTTATAACGAGGGTATGAGAAAAGTCGGTTTATTAATTCTCGATGATATTAAGAGTCTTGGTATTTCTGGAGTAGAGCTCAAACAAAAGGCTGAGCTTGAATATATAAAAACTCAAATCAAAGCGCAGGAAATTGCTGCCGAACAATTGGAAGGAGACGATGACTAATGGAAGATGTAACTAACACGAGTGCCAACGATAACACGCAGGGCACTGAAGTAGTTGAACAGCAGAAAGAGGTTCAACAGGAGACACAGTCTGCTGATACCCTTCTTGGTGGTAAAGCAGAAACTCAACCACAGGAAGAAGCTGAACCAATTGCTTATGACTTTAAAGAAACTATTTCCGCTATGGATGACTTTGAGTTCAGCCAGGAAGAGAGCGATAAGTTCGTAGAGGTCATTAAGGATATGGGGCTTAACAATGAGCAGGCTAACGCTATTGTTAAGTATGGCGGCGAATGGGGTAAAGGCATCGCAGAAGCTGCTATGAATGCTGTTATAGAGCAGCGAAATACAGAAGTTCAAAATTGGGGTGAGAATGCAAAGAAAGAACTTGGGACAGAGTTTGACAGTATCATTAGTCTTTGCGGTCTTGCGGTGGAACATGTAGAGAAAGCGGTTCCTGGTATCAGGCAGGCGTTAAACGAAACAGGCGCAGGTAACAGAATTGAAGTTATCCGCGCTTTTTCTATGCTCGGGAAGTTTTTGGAAAGTGACCCAGGTAAAGGTGCTGACGCTCCAGCCGCACAGGGAAGCAGCCTTGAAAAATTCTATGACAAAACAGATTTTAGTAAATTAAAATAAGAGAGGATGAATGAATAATGGCAGTTTTAAATCAATTGGCATATACCTTAGCTGATTGGAGGGGAAGACTTGACCCTTCCGGAAATGTAGATGATATTATTGAGGTATTGTCTCAATCTAATCCAATTTTAGAAGAAATGACTTTTATGGAGGGCAATCTTCCTACTGGGATCGTGACTACTCAACGTACAAAAGTTCCTGAACCTTCTATCCGTCGTATCAATACTGGTGTTCCTTATAAAAAGAGCGGAGTAAAACAGATTAATGATACGACTACTTTATACGAAAATCGTAATAAGATGGATGTAGAGCTTTTGCGTTTGCAGAATGATCCTGCAGCTTTCCGTTATAGCGAGGATCTAGCATTTGTAGCCGGCTTTGGTGATCGTATTGCTAAAGATGTTATTTATGGCGGACTTAGCGAGGTTCCGGATGAATTTAACGGGTTCGATATCAGACATCGTTATTTTGGCAATGGTGATGATCCGACGGCTGAAGGCTATACTACTCTTAATGCTGGCGGCGGTACCAAAAATACATCTATTTATTTTGTAAATTGGGGAGAACGTACATGCTCAGGCGTGTTTCCTAAAAATGGTAGTGCTGGTTTGAAGAAAGAAGATCTTGGACAACAAACTACAATAGCGGATGACGGAACTGAATTTGAAGCTATGATTACGAAATGGACTTGGAATGTAGGCCTGACTATTCGTGATTATAGAGCTGTAGGAGCTATTCGCAATATTGATGCAGCACAGTTTGCATCTGCAACTTCTGCTCAAAAGCAGAAGATTATTGAGAATGTTATTCGCGTTCATGACCGGTTGAGAAATCCTGACAGTGTTATGATGTACTGTTCTCGCAGCATGTATACTCTGTTCAAACTGTGCTTGATCGATAAAAATAACGTTCATGTTGAAATGGAAACGCTGGCCAATGGCATTAAAGTATTAAATGTAGATGGTATGCGTGTACGTAAACTTGACTGCATTCGTGAAGACGAAGCTAAAATTGAAGCGTGAGGAGTGAAAAATAATGAGATTAGATAAGGAAAATATTTTCTTTGAGAAACCTGCTGCAGAATTAGTTGACGGTGTTCTTGGCGATATTATCGCTATGGGTGGCGGAGACAGCATCAATCCAATGTGGCTTTATGTAGGACCGAAGCTTGAAAGCGGCAGTGTTGTTTTAACCCTGGAAACTGCTGATGATGAAGCGTTCAGCGAGGCTGTAGCGCTGGGAAGCTTTACTCTGGACGACAATGCTCCTGTACGAGCTAAGGTGCCTTTGGGAGTAAAAGAATACCTGCGCATCAAAGCTAGTGATTCCAGCACTCCAACTAATGCAACTGCCGATAAAATTGTTGCGGCGCTCGCTGTAGATGTGGATTTTAAATGATTTTAGATAGTAATGGTAATACTGTAATGCCGGGTAGAAAGCTTGAAGATATGTCGGCCAATGAATTAAGAGCTAAGCTCTATAATGCCGATGTTAAATATCCGGCAAATGCCAGTAAACAAGATTTGATTAGGCTTATTAGAGAAAATATTAAATAACACCTATGTAGTCATGTGACGACTATGTACAAGCACTTAGGGACGTCTTTAAGGCGTCCCTATTTTAATAAAGAGGAAAATAACATGGAGGTGTTTCCGTGATGAATAATACAGATATTTGCAATATGGCCTTGGCTTATTTAGCTAAAGGCCGCATTTCTTCTATTGACGAGAATAACGAACTTGCAAGGCAGTGCAAGCTGTTTTATGACCATAGCCGAAAAGGTCTATTGCGTGAATATAGCTGGGGCTTTGCCAAGAGGATTATTAGGCTTGCAGAACTGGACGCTTCAAATCCTGATTGGAAGTATGTATATGCATATCCAGAAAAATGTGTGTGTGCAAGACGTATTTTTAATGAGAAAGAGACTGTAAACAGCTTGGATAAAGATAAGTATGATTTGTTTTTGATTAGTGATAATACGCAGGCTATAGGATGTGATGTGTACCAAGCATATTTGGAGTACACATATGACGCAGAGGATGCAGAGCTTTTCAGTTCTGATTTTGTTGAGGCGTTGGCGAGGATGTTGGCTTTTAATATTTGCTTACAGTTAAATGGCAATGGGACTATCCAGCAGACACAATATCAACTGGCACAGGCAGCTCTTAGCAGGGCAAAATATACTACGGCCGCTGAACGTCAGGATAAGCTGGACTACCCTGATAAATACTTTACTGCGAGGATGTGAACTTATGGCTAGAGGAAGTGGACCAAATCCTTTTTATGTACTGCAGCCGGCATTTACTGCAGGAGAGATATCTAATGCGGTAGCTAACCGCGTTGATCTGGATAAATATCAGTATGCGCTTTTGACTGCTGAGAATTGTTATATTCGCCCTTATGGGCCCGTGTATCGTCGCAGCGGAACTGTTTACTGTATTGCTACAAAATATGCTGATAAGAGATGTATTCTGGCGGGGTTTAATTTTACTGACGATATTAATTATTTGCTTGAAATAGGGGATCAGTACATCAGAATACATAGAAACGGGGAATATCTTGGTATAGAGATAGTAACTCCTTTTACAGAATCTGATTTGGAAAAATTAAGATTTGCTCAGTCTGCGGATGTTATATATATTACGAGCGGTAGTTATCCGGTGAAACAATTAGCAAGATACAGCGAAACGGACTGGAAGTTTGGCGATTTTGAAATTACTCATGCTTATTTTGAAGATGAGGTTATGATGGATTTAGTTGAGAGCGCTGTTTATACGTCTCCTGGTGATTATACGTATACAGTGCCAAAAGATGGCCGCTACACAATAGAAGTTGCAGGTGCTGGTGGCGGTGGCAGCGGTGTGGCAAGGAAAGCAAGTGATAAACAAAGCTCTGGCGGGACTGGCGGCCGTGGTGGATTTTACAGTTTTGATATGGATTTGACCGAAGGTGATAGTTTTCCTGTAACCGTAGGAGCCGGAGGAAAAGGCGGAGCCGTACATTATGGAGCCGGTTATGGTAATGCTGGCGGCAACGGTGGAAGCAGTAGTGCTTTTGGCTGGGTAGCGCAAGGCGGTGGAGGAGCTACTGCGGCTTATTCAGAAGAGCATGGAGCAAAAAACGGAAGTGATGGAATCAATTATGGCAATGGTGGCATTGGCGGTAAGAAAGGCGTTGCTTATGATGATAACAATCTTTCAGGGACAGATGGGGCAAATGGCTGGGTTACTATAGCGTTTCAGGATAATCCGAAGGTTACACCGTCCAGTACAACAGGCACTGTGACCATTACAAGCAATAGGCCTATCTTTAACGAGGGATTGATTGATGGTAATATTAGGCTGACACATGAGGTAGAATCGTCCTCGGTAGAATTAAATTTGAAAGACAATGCTAAAGGAACGACTGGAGCGGTTGTCGTTGGAGAAAGCTGGAAGGTTATTTCCGGTGGAACGTGGACTGGAAGTTTTCAAGTGCAAAAAAGTGAGGATGGTACAACGTGGAAAGAATATCGTAAATATTCTGCTACAAATAATTTTAATGCTACTGAAAGCGGTACAGTAACAGATACAACTTATTTGAGAATAGAAGCTTCTATAACAAGCGGTGATCTGACTGTTACGCTTACTGCACTGCCGTATACTAAAGACGGCACAGCTAAAATAGTTAGTTATATCGACGAATATAATATTAAAGCTATGGTAAACGAACCGTTTGGTTCTACAGAAAGTACTACTACTTATGCTTTTGGGGCTTGGAATAGCAATTTCGGTTATCCAAAAACGGTATGTTTTTTTCAAGACAGACTTTGCTTTGGTGGAAATAATAAAAGACCGTATATGGTTTGGATGTCTAGAAGCGGTGATTATCCTAATTTTGGCGTAGAAAAGGTCAGTGGTACAGTAACAGATGATAGTGCTATTGCCGCTTCGTTTATCAGCAGGAAACAATTTGATATTTTACATTTAATTCCGTCTGTGGATTTGCTTGTTTTAACGCAGGGCAATGAATGGATCGTTTCAGGGAGCGAGGTCGTGACACCGACGAATATCACACCGAAGATGCAAACTACCAGGGGCTGCAGCAATTGTGAGCCGCTTACAATTGGCAATAGAATTGTATTCGTACAGGGACGTGGTTCGACAGTGCGGGATATGGGCTACAGTTTTGAAACCGACAGCTATGGCGGTATGGAATTGACGATACTGGCGGGACAAATTATAAAGGGACTTTCGATTACTGATTCTGCTTATAAGCAGGAGCCGGACAGCATAATTTACTTTGTGCGCAGTGATGGTACGATAGCGTGTCTGTCTTACATAAGAGAACAGGAAGTATATGCATGGTCAAGAATTATTACTGACGGTGAATTTGAAGCTGTAGTGAATATTCCTGAAGGTGATGAGGATAGTGTATATGTTGTTGTTAAACGTGTGGTAAATGGAGAAACTGTCCGTTATATTGAGCGGTTTGACAATAACTATGACGGTGATGCTCCGAATGATTATGTAATGCTAGATTGTGCTAAAAAGTATGATATGGATGAGGCGACTAATATTGTAACAGGGCTTGGTCACCTTGCTGGCAATAATATTACTGTTTTAGGTGATGGGCGTGTATTGAGAAATTATAAAGTGCTTGATGACGGTACTGTTGAATTACCTATACAAATTAAACGTGCGGTTGCAGGTCTACCGTATATTATGAATATTGAGCTTCCTAATGTTGAAATTCAATTACAGGACGGAACTATGCAGGGCAGGTTTAAGCAGGTGTCAGAGGCGATTTTACGCATTGAAAATACTCTCGGCGGTGAAGTTGGTACTGAATTTGGAAATCAGGATGCTATTGCTTATGATGAATTTAGCGTTACTGAGAATATGAAATTGTATAGTGGAGATAAAACGGCAACTCCACCGGCAGGTGGGTTTGATCGTGATGGAAGACTTTGTATTACAAGTACTGAACCTTATCCGTTTAATTTGCTCAGCGTAACGAGGAAGGTGACTTTTGGTGGCTAAAAAGTATAAGGTCGAATTGGCTGACGTTGATAACGCTATTGGAATTGCTGTAGCGCTGCTGAAAGATTTGAGAGATAGTGATAGGCAGGAGCTGGAAGCATATGAGGAAGACGAAATAATGCTTGTTGCCGGTAGTATTGAAAATGCAGATCATTGTTACATTTATAAAGATATGGAAGATAACATTCTTTGTATTGTAGGATTAACTGAAATTCCAGGCGTTCAGGGTAAAGAGATTTGGATGTTGGCGACAAAAAGGATAAGCAGTTTCAAAAAAGAGCTGCTTATTTGCGTTGCCAGGCTTTTAATTTCAAAATGGGTAAAAGAATATGGACGGCTTTATAATTATGTTTACAGCGGCAATTCTGCTTCTATACGGTGGCTTGATAGGCTGGGAGCAATGTTCTTAGCTCCTATAAAAATAAAAAAGAACGGAAAAGAGTTTCTTCCGTTCGTGATTGAGGAGGGGGGTATATAAATGTGTTTATCTGTAGGTATGATGATGGGATTGACTGCTTTGCAGGGAGTATCGCAAATAGCTGCGACGAACCAACAGGCTAAAGCGCAGCAGGCTTATTACGATGCGCAGGCACAGGCTGCAGAACAAAACGCTGATATACAGGCAAAGAAGGGGGAGCAGATAGCGGAGCAGTACGCTTATGAGCAGCAAAAGCTCAATGATCGTCGTCGCCTTGTAGCAGGTCAGCAGGCTGCCGCATTTGGCGCAGCAGGCATCAGTGGCGATATGGGGACAGCTCTTGACCTTAGTGATTCCAGCTTTAGGGCTTATAGAAAAGACAGTAACCAGCTTTTGAGTAATCAGCGCAACGACCAATGGAGTAACTATCTTGGCGTAGTGAATTACAAGAACCAGGCTAACGCTGCAAGAGCTTCTGCTTATAACGTGAAACAACAGGCCAAGCAGCAGAATATAGGCACTATCTTGGGTACTGCTGCTGGTATTTTTGGCGCATATAAAAATTACGGCGGCAGCGGGAAAACAGGTGGTTCATCCAACGGAGGTTTTGTTTATCAGTCGCCTTATCAAAATAATTACACAAGTCCATATTCAGGCATAGCGCCACTTGGTAAATCAAAATATCCTTACTTCTAAACTTGCATTGGTACGAAATGTATTATATAATAAACGAAAAGAGATAGTCAGTGGTCGCACGCTGGCTCTCCCTCATAATCGTAAAACGTGAAAGGAAGCCGCGCGCCACTGGTGTTAGCGGCTTATTTCATGGCTATTTACAGCCTAAAATGACAATAGCTATTAATGTACTAAAAGCAATCATCAAAGACAACGCTTCATAAGTTGACAATAGCTATCACCCCCCGTAAGGGAAGCCAACACACTGACTATCTCGGACAACATTATAACATACCTTTAAGCGCTTAACAATTTGTTAAAGCGCTTTTTCTATACCTAAAAAGGAGGTCTAAACCTATGAAATTCAGTCAATATGATCCACAGGTCAATCCTAATACAATACAGGGACAAGTACAGCGCCCGGGCGATTTAAACAGTTACGGCGGCAATGGCGCTGGATATGAGGCCATTGGTAGAGGATTGGGTGCGGTGAATGAAGTAGTCCTTCAGCAAATGCAGGCTGATGATATAGCTGCTGTTTTAGATGCGTCTAATGCCATGAATATGGAATTGATAAATTTCTTCAATGGAGAGAATGGTATTCTTGGTCGCCAAGGCATAAACGCAGAAGGAAGCCTTAAAGAATCAGAAGATTTTATAAACAAAACTTTTGATAAGTATGCTTCTAAATTAGGTAACCAAAGGCGCGCTCAAATGCTTAGACAAAAATTTAATCCTAATGCTTTTAATTATCTTCGTTCGGCAGCGTCTCATGAGCGGAACCAGAGAGAAATAGCAGATGATAATAGGTTTAACACGGCAGCTAATAATAATATTAGCAATATGCTCATTAACTATAATGATTTAGAGGCTATGGATAAAATTATAAAAGATACCAGTACCTTAGTGCAAATGCGCGGTGAACAAAAAGGCTGGGACGATGAAACTATGATGAGGGCAAAAATCAATGCAGTTACAGATGGATTAAAAGTTGCAATAGGTGATGCAATAAGTAAAGAAAACTATAATAGTGCAGATACTTTATTGAGAACCTATAAAAATATAATGGAGCCTAATGTATATTCAGAGTTAACTAATAGTCTTGCTAAGCTCAGAATTGAAAATGCATATTATGAAACTGCCTATAATATAGTAAATAAATGTATTGGAGCAGATGGATATGTAGATGATGAGGCTCTTAATAAAATGATTGAGCGTGATTTTGGGCCTGAAAATGATATTTCAGAGGGAATTGTTCCTTATTCTATACCAATAAGCTCTGGTGATAATCCTGATTTGGAGAACCTTAACCCAAAATTAAAAGGTGCATTGGATTTGATTGGCGGAGTTTTAAATCAAATGGGATTTGGCAATGTTGCAGAGATTACCAGCGGGTACAGGGATGAAGAAAGGAATGCCAAAGCTGGTGGCGTTTCCAATAGTAACCATATTTCCGGAAATGCTGTTGATATTTATTTAGGTAATATCAACGAAGCGCAAAAAGAACGTTTAAAGAAAGTATTTGAACCGTATTTTAGTGAAGTTATTTATCATAATGCCGGCAGCGGAGATCATTTGCATTTAGGAGAATACAAAAACAATCTTAGACCTAATAGTGAGATCTCCACTCCGTTCAATCCACAGATGTATAAGCAAATAAAACAATTGGCAAAGGCTCGGGCGTCAGATATAAATAATGCAAAAAAACAGGAGATTGCAAAATATAAGGAAGATTTGGCTTTGAAAATAAATACGGCTCCAACAGAAGAAGATGCTGTAAGGCTTATCAATGATTCTAATTTAAGTAACAAAGAAAAAATATCGTTGATAAAAGCTCAACGTGAAGCCAGAGATCCGTCAAGTTATATGTCTACTGCTGATAAAGCAATGTGGGAGTATGTAAATAAAGGTTATTATAATAATGATTTAAAATTGATGGAAGAATATAATAGGCGTTCTATGGATAGTGCTGATGAAATAACTCCTGCTCAGCAAAGAATGTATAATAAAGCTGCTAAGAATTTGAATGATTATTATGCTTGGGCTAATCATAACTATCAGACCAGAGATTATAAACAGGACTATAGCAATAACCAAGAGTACGAACAAATGCTTTCAGATATTGAATATATGGCAGAACGAGGTGCTTCTAAAAACGAAATAACGGAATATGTGCAGGACATAGCTAAAGAAAATGGCTTTGATGAACAATATATTCTTGACACTATTATGTGGGATAAATTAGGTAAAATTGAAGGCGGTGTGAAATAATGTCGACAGCGAGAGAAAAAATGCTGGCAAAGTTTGCAAATAAACCGGTTCTTGAAAATAAAGGATTCTTTCAAAGAGCTGCGGAACGTGTAACTGAGAATTATTTAAATAGCCAGGGTGAAGTTGAACCGTCATTAGAAGAACAAATGGAAGCTGTAACTGCAGAAGAAAGAGGTAAATTTTTTGCGGACGCAGGAACTCGGATAGGAGAGGCAATAGAAAATTTTGCTGCAGGAGCTGTACAAGGCGCACAAGAGGTCGGTAGGCAAGCTAATCGGCTTGCTGCAGCTAATCCACTTGCTTTGACTGGTACACCTATGCAAGAAGGATATACAAATGCGCCAGTACCTACACAAACAAAAGAACAGGAGAAAGCAGGGGAGCTATATAAGAAGGCTACAGGCAATTTCGCGGAAGAAACTATAGCGCCTGCTGCAATGGCTACAGCACTGTTAGCCCCAAGTAGTTTTGCCGCACCTGTACTTTCTCCTTTTGTTTTGTCCAGTTTACAAACCAATATAAATAAAAACGGTGCTAAAGGCGTACTTGATACTGCAATTGAATTTTTACCCGGTGCAGGTGCTTATCAAGTGGCAACACAGGAAGGAGCAACGAAATATGCAAGAGAACGTCCAGGAGCCTTTGCAGTTGATATAGTAGCCAGTTTAGCACCTGATGTGCTGGGATTCAAAGCTGGGAAACACGCTGTAAAAGATAGCGTTCCTAATTACAGGATAGCAATGTCCTCTTTGTTAGGGGAAACCGAAAGAAGAACGGCATATACTGCATCAAAAATTTTGCATAATATATATGACAATAGTAAAGAAAATCTACCTGAATTTAAAATGCAAGAGGTTACTGTAGAGCCGTTAAAGGATACTCGTAAAGTCCAAGGTATGTTAAGCGAAAATCAAAGTCTGCCAGAGGTAAAATTAGCTATTGATGAGCAAAACTTTGCAAAAAATGTTGATGCTATTGTTCAAAATACATATAAAGGCGACAGTGCTGTCCCTGTTATGTCTACTCCATTAGCTTTAGAACTGGCTGGTGCTGAAATATTACCTATTGAAATCAGTCCTAAAAACTTAAAAAAAATAACCATAGGCAAACATAATGTTGCTAATGGTGAAGGTATGACTCCAGAGATTGTTAAACAAATACCACGAGCCTTAACTGATCCAATTATGATTTTTGATGCTGAGTATAGCGGCAAAAAAGGCGAAAAGAGAATAATTGCAGTATTAGATTTAAAGGATGAAAATGGTACAACGATCGTAACTCCATTTGAATTAAAACAGAGAAATAATAAAAAAGGATACGAAATCAATGAAATGCTTAGTGCTTTTGGTAAGGAGGATAAAGTTACTAAGCAACAGGCTACTAAATGGTATGAAGATAATGTATTAGCTGGCAGATTGCGGTATATAAACAAAGAAAAAACTGCCGAGTGGCTCAAATCCGCAAGGGACGAATACCCAATGTTGGAAAGAGCAGTCGACAGTTCTCTTACTTTAAATATACCTACTGAGAAGGATTTTGTCAACCTGAAAAATAGAAAGACAGAACAATATTCTTTAGGGAATAAGTCAGCTGGAGAAGACGCTACTTTCGGTCGATCTGGAAAAACAAAAACATGGGGAGAAATTAAACCGGTTACTAGAAAAGAGGTTGAAGCTGCTTTTAATGCAATCGTTCCAGTTCGTGTCGGAGGCGTTGATAAAAAATATAAAGGGTTGTTTAAAGTTGGGCCAGAAGTTGTCAGGAGCAGGACTTTTGCTGATTATGCCACATACTCACATGAAATAGGTCATTTTTTAGATAAAAAATTAGGAGTTAAGGGCAGTGATGCGGAACTTATAGCTGGAGCAGAAAAAGTATGGGGTGATAACAGTATATTTAGAGAATATACTAATGCCGAAAAACGTGCAGAGGGTATTGCTGAATTTACACGGCAAATATTTGCTGATCCGGAAATGGCAGAACGGAATTTCCCTAAGTATTATAAAAATTTTATTCAAGCATTAGGTAACCCGAATAATAAAGATTTGGCTAAAAAGTTTGACAGGCTTGCTGATGTAATGCATCGTTATTCTCTGCAAAGCGATCAAGCAAGGGCAAGAGCATCCATATCTTTTGAGGATGATTTAAACTTAAAAAATATGGCTCAAAAAGCAGAAGATGTTTTTGCAGAGGCATATAAATATGCAGTTGATGACAAAGACCCTATAAATAAATTTGTTGAAGCTGTTGTTGAAAAAACTGGGAAAGAGTTATCATATGAAGATAACCCTTATTTGCTCGCAAGAAGTGCTGCAAGCAGCTCAAAAGCAAGGGCTACAATGCTTTTAGATGATAAGGGCAGACCTGCAGATGTTATTGAGGCTTTAAATAAAGTCTACAATAATAAATTAAAGTATGCTGTTACATTGCAGGATATTTTAAAAGATGTGGATAGTGTGCGGTTTCCTAAGGATTACCTGCGCAGTAATGGTTATAAGGATAACAGGCAGGCATTTTCTACATATTTAGCTGCTAAACGGCAACTTGAATTACAAAATATTCATAAAGAATATAATGGACCTATGGAGAAGAATGTTGCAGTAAGTATTGTAGAAAATGCTCCGAAGGAATTTGCCGCTGCATCAGAGAAGGTTTATCAGCATTTTGATAATGTTTTATCTATATTGGAAGATGCTGATATTATAAGTGAAAAACAACATAAAATTTTATCTGATAAATACAAGAATTATGTTCCTATGTATAGAGATAGAACACTTGAGGATGCAAAAAATATTCCAGGTTACAAACCAAAGAATGGACTTGCCAATGTCGCAAATCCAATAAAAGATTTAGTTGAATATGGTGGAGAATGGAATGTCATTGACCCATTAGACAGTTTAATTGCCTATACACAGAAGTCTATAGATGCTGCCGAACGAAATAAAGTAGGACTGGCATTATCAAGACTAAAGGATGTAGAAGGGATTGGACGTTACTTAGAAGAAAGGCCAGATTTAGAAGGTAAAGGATCACCAGAGAATTTTGTGTTTACTGTATGGGAAAACGGCGAAAAGAAATCATATCAAACGGCACCAGAACTATATGATGCAATGGTTAATTTAAGTTTGCCAACATTTAATATTGTTGAAAAAGTATTTATGACACCAGCCGAAGTTATGCGTGCTGGCGCAACTGGAACACCGGCTTTTGGTGCTTTTAACTTTGCCAGAGATATTTTGACTTCTGTTTTATATTCTAATAATACAACGATTCCTGTTATCGAACCAATTGGCAATACGATGTATGGACTTTGGGAAGCATTTCGAAGCAATATTCGTAAAAAAAGCAGCCTGTATAGAGAGTTTGAAGCGGCTGGTGTACCGATGACGACACGTATTTCTACAGATAGAGCAAGCTTAAAATGGCAGAAACTGCAAGAAACTCCTGGTATAAAGCAAGGCACAATGGTTTATAAGGCTTTTCAAAAGCTAAACCAATCTCTTGAGGAAGCTGCCAGATTAGGTGAATTTGCTGCAGGACGCAGGAGAGGAAAAAGCATTTCGGAAGCTGGGATGGATGCAAAAGAAATAACTACTGACTTTAGTAGAGCTGGCAGTTTAGGACGGAAATATAATAGATATGTGCCGTTTTTTAATGCTGCTATTCAGGGTACAGACAGGCTTATTAGAGAAGTTAAGGCTCATCCTGTACGTTTGGGAGCTAGAGTTGGAACGGCAATAATATTACCGGCTTTGTTTGAATGGTTGGCGTTTCATGATGAAGACTGGTATCAAGATGTTCCGCAGGATATTAGGGACAATTATTTTATTGCCAGAATTGGTGATGAAATAGTAAAAACTCCATTACCGCAGGAAGTTGCATTTTTATCTGGCGGATTTAAAAGAGGACTTAGTAAAATACTTGATGATAATCCTGATGCAATGAATAAATGGGCTTCTAATACGCTTGATACAATGCTGCCTGATTATGTTCCTGCTTTTATGAAACCGTTTTTAGAATGGCAGTCATCTTATAATTTCTTTACAGAAAAGAATGTTGTACCTGTAAGTTTGCAGAATCTACCAGATAGAGAACAATATGATATTTATACAAGCATGACTGCAATAAAACTTGGTCAGGCACTGAATGTTTCTCCGAAGAAAATTGATAACTTGATTCAGAATGTAGGTGCTACTGGGGCAGTTACATTAAATGCTATGATCGGCGATTCTGTTTTGGGGCGTGAAAATGAATTGCCGGCTAAATATATGAATGAAAAGCCTGTTATTGGTCGTTTCGGATATACGCCGGGTAAACGAAGCCAGAATATAGAGGATTTTTACCAGCTTTATAATGATACCAGTAAAGAGTTTAATGCTTATGGTAAGTTAGGTAAAAATGCTAAAAACTGGAATAATTTAAAAAATGCAATGAAAAAAGTGCGTGCGCTTAATAAGAAGCGGAAGACAATACTTAATAATCCTAAGTTGTCTGCACAGGAAAAACGTACACAGATGGATAAGTATCAACAGGATATTATAAGGATTGCTACCATGGCAAATGAGAAGTATAGTTTAAAAGAATAAAAATAACCGCCCCAATTTTGGGGCGGTTTAACTTTAGTATCCCACAGGAGCAGGAATTAAAGTGAGTTTCGTATTGATGATATCAAGTGCATCACACGATATTTTAATTCCTATGTCTTTTATTGTTGTGGCAAAACATTGAGATTTTTCAGGCGTATTACAGTAGTTATACAGCTTTAAAACTTCATGTAGAGCAATCAGTTTGCCTTCTAAATCCTTTATCTTCTTCTGCAGCTCTGTATTCATAGGTGCATTAACAAGCATAGGTCTTTGCGGCTCACACGACGATTTTACTGGGAACAATTCAGCAGGTGTAAATTTTCGATTTCTAGCTTCGTATATCTTTCTAACTCCGCTTTCAGTGAGCACCAGCAATGCAACGATTGCATGCTTAATCTTATTCTCTCTGCGGAACTCAAACAAATCACGTCCACGTAAGAAATAAAAATCTACGCTCTCTGTCATAAACCACGGTCTGCGAATATAATTTTGAATCGACGATGCATCAACATTGAAGATCATAGCTATATCTAACTTAGTTAATACCGGTACGCCTTTCCAATATTTTACTGTAGGCTTATATGGCTCCTCAATAAGCTTTTGCTGTAAAGGCTTTTTATTGAGCTGTTCCTCCATTTCATGGAACCGGTTGATATAAGATGCAGTAAACGACGACCCTTTACGACCGGTTTGTTTATGGGCTAAGAACTCACAGCCTTTCTTGGTTATTTGATAGATTTTATAACGTCTGCCAGTACCAGCTTTATAGGATGTTTCTTTGAAAAAATCATCAGAACCCAATTTTGGGTTTTGACCTAAATAGCTAATATAAGTATCAATATCCCTCAATAAATGGTCATGTCTTTTGTTAAGCATTACTGCTACTTCACGGCTGTCTAAAGTTAAACTTTTGATGTTATTCATGCTGACAACTCCTTTCAATTTGAAAGAAGAAGTGCTTTATGTTACAATATTCCATAGAAGCACTTGCTTCTGTGTATAAGACTGGTATTTGCTTTCCACGGCGGCCAGTCTTATTTTTTTATATCGTCCTTTAATTTTTTTATGCCTCTCCTTATTCCTTCTGTTCGTGAAATAACCTCTTGTTTGCAATAACGATCCAAAACAGATAAAGTTTCTTCATCTAATCGAACATGAATAGGATTTGTTTTGGGATTATTTGTCGGACGACCTCTTTTTTTAGCTACCATTTTTTCACCTCCTTTTTCGTAGCCCTTAATTAAATTATATTTTTGTAGCCCGAAAAAGTCAAGTGTTATTTTCAACAAATTACGAATGTGATATAATTGTGAAAAGTGAGGGATACAAATGATAGATTCTATGAAACTTATTAAATTATTAGCCAAGGATATATCTACTATTTCTTCTAACGAAAGTCAAAATATATGCATTTTAACTTCTTCAGATGGAATTAGTGAACCTTATTTAAACTTTATCGAAGAATACATATGTGTAAAAACCTATATGGTATATAAGCTTTTAGTGGATTCAGACTTTTTAAATCACAATGATGTAATACGAGATAAAAATACATTATTGGAGGTACTAATATCCCAAACAATTAGTTTTCTTGAAGAAAATACCTCGTTGTTTCCTACTTCATTATTTTTTGATAATGTTGTTAAGAAAATATCAAGCCGGGTTCAAGGTTACATGCAAGATTGTTGTGGATATTTTTCTATCACTGTAGCGTTTATTCAAAATTTGCCAAATTCTTTAAGTAATAATATAGATGTGGCATTATTGGCTAAATTTATTGATAAGGGAAATAAAAAAATAATGGATGATGTAGAATGTATTATTAAGTTCAGAACTGCTGAAAAAAAACAAACATTAATACGATTATTTTTCCCAAAAATCAACTGTTTTTTAGAGATATTTATAGTTTTTGTTTTGTTTTTATTGATACCTGTATTATTAAATTACTTAATTGATAATCCAAACAAAAAAATGTATTATGTCTATGCTTATATATTATGGGCATTGCCCGCTCTACTAACTTATATTGATAAAGCTGACCCAGCAGTAAAACATAAATCTGATTTTATGGAAAATGCTATTAGAGTATGGGCAATTTTATTTGCATTGTTTTGTGTTAATATAATTGTTGGGCTAAAAATTATTTATGATTGATAAAAATAAAACCGCTAAACTGATTGAAAACGAGAAGCCCGAATGGCTCATGCCGTTTTCAACAGATAGCGGTTTTTATTATAGGCTCAATCTCCTAGCAGCGATTCCACTAGCAAAGGAGCCTTATAATATCGAGTTTATTTTTAGTTGCTTTCACAATTATATCACAATTATAAACTATATGCTATAATTATAAAAGGTATTTACTATCGTGGAAAGAAGTGCTGTATATGTTTGTTTTTTTGAAAAATAAAATATGTTCGTTATGTTCTTTTTGTTCTAATAATAAGATATCTATAACTACTGTATTAACTATATTCATTGTTGTGATTTTATATTATTGTTCCGCATCTTATAAAATTCTGAAAGAAAACACCGATTTCTTTTCATCTTTAGGATCCATAGCAACAGGTATTTCGCTTATTTTCGTTGCAGTACAGGTTTATTATATAAAGTTAGAAAATGAAACTAGAAACAAACAACTTGCACAGGAAAATGCTTTTGAAATGGCTAAGTTTTAGGGGAACGAAATATTACCTTTATTAACGGCTTCAAGTGAGTATCTTGAATTTACTGGAACTTTAAAATTAATGAACAAAATTAAGAATTTTGATATAAAGGATTTTGACGTAAATGAGTTGCAAATGATATTCACTTTAGAAGAAATTACAATGATAGCTGATAGCTTAAATAAAAAAATTGATTTAAGTAATTCTGTAGAATGTTTGGCGTTGGGATACCAGCGATCAAAAATTAAATATTATTTACCGTTTCATGAGTTGTGTAATCATACAAATAATATTATTCCAGCCCAGATATTAAATGATATATGTTCTTCTGATATTAGGATTGATGTATTACGTATGATCAATGAGTCTTTAAACAAGTTAGAATATTTTTGTATGTATTTCAATAACAATTTAGCTGGTAGTGACTATGTTTATAATTCCTTGCACCAGACTTTTTTAATGAATGTAAAAAATCTATATTTCTTTATCGTTTACAGAAATATAGATCCTGCTCAAAAATATTATACTGAAATAGCAAAATTATATAATACATGGTATAGTAAAGAAACTGCTTTTCGCCAAAAGAATAATTGCTAAAATAAATAAGAGAGCATGATATGCTCTCTTATTTATTTTCTTTGTTATTATCTTTTTGCTCTTTTTTAGGGGTATTATCTTTTTTTACTAATAACTCGGCATCGAATTTAAATGGATCGTTACCATTTCGTTCTAAAATTCCGCAGGATTCGCTCCACACATATACCACCTCCGCCTATTTGCTATATAATAAAACCAGTAAATTCAATTATCTTTACTATTATAGTACTAGAACTATAATAGTTTGTCAATTTTAGTTTAGTTATTTAATCTTATTTCAAAGAAGAAAGAAAAATAAAAAGTTTCCGACAAAATGCCCTTTAACAAGAGTTAAAATAGTAATGTAAGGTTATTGGATTTGAGAGCAGAGGCGATGTAAAAAAAATTAAAAATGTATCCGACAAAACCACTATAAAAATGAGTTAAAATAGTATCATAAGTTAGTTAGAATTTAATAGAAAGCGCTTACTTCGGTAGGCGCTTTTTTATTTGGAAGGAGAGAGATTTATGGAAAATTTAGTACAAATCATTGGAAGGCAGGTAGTTGTTTCCAGCCGGCAGGTAGCAGAGCATTTTGGTAAACGTCATTCTGATGTAATTAAAGCTGTTGAAAAACATATCTTGGATCTGCAGGAAACCGGCGTAAAAGTTCGTTGGTTTGACGAACACCAGTATATTGACGCAAAAGGTGAGCATAGAAAAGAATATCTGATGACACGTGATGGATTTTCTTTATTAGTTATGAGCTTTAATAATACTAGAGATGTTTTGCAATGGAAGCTAAAATATATTGCTGCTTTTAATAAAATGGAAGAATTGTTAAAAGAGCAGGAAATTATTCCAAAAGATTTACCAGCGGCTCTTAGGATGGCTGCTGAAATAGCAGAAAAAGCACAAGCTCTGCAAATTGAAAATACCCAGCAAAAACAGATTATCAATGAAATGCAGCCTAAAGCAAGCTATTACGATCTCATCTTACAAAATAATACTTTGATGTCGGTAACACAGATTGCCAAAGACTATGGTATGAGCGCAAAGAAAATGAATAGCCTGTTGCACGATTTGGGAGTTCAGTATAAAAAAGGCGGGATATGGTTCTTGTATGAAAAATATCAGTGCTACGGTTATACCCAAAGCAAGACTTTTTCTACTGCTGATGGCGAAAATAGATTCCATACTTACTGGACGCAGAAGGGACGCCTGTTTATTTACCACCTGTTAAAGGGAAAAGGCGTGCTTCCTATTATAGAACAGGAGAGAGATTATGATAGGCAATAGCGAAAATAGGATTATCTATAATGGTAACGGTGTAGCGACAGAGTTTGGCTATTCTTTTAAGATATTGGAAAAGACCGATATTAATGTAGTACTTGTCGATCCTGATTTAAATGAAACTGCTCTAACAAAAGACTATTTCGTTGATATGGAAAAGTCAGTTGTTTTCTATCCGGGGTATTCGCCAGGAGCAGAACCACCAGAAGCAGAGCGACCTCCAGTATTACCAGAAGGCTGGCAGCTTGTCTTATATCGTGAGGTTCCCATAACGCAGGAATCTCAATTAGATACACATTGGCCGTTTAATGTTATTGAGGCAGCATTAGATAAACTGACAATAATTTGTCAGCAATTATGGGATGGTGCAATAAGAGCAATTCGTTTATCAGATTCAGCTCCTACAGATATTTCCACAGTGTTACCACGACCTATGCCAAACGAAGGATTTTATTGGGACGAAACTGGTAAAAAACTTGTTTCCGGACCTAATCCTAAATTTGCTATGGAGCAGGCACAAGCGAGCGCTGAATCTGCAAAGAAGTCTGAAACAGCTGCTGCAGAAAGTGCTGGATCTGCTAAGGAAGATGCAGAAAAAGCAGAAGACGCAGCAGAGCGTGCAGAAGATATTTTACTTCGTTTTGAAAGCGGAACTATTACAAAAGAGTTTACGGCATCAGATAGCAGATGGACTGAAAGTAATGGCATGTGGCGTCTTACTATGGCAATGGGTAACAGTAGACTTATTGGCGTCTATAAGGAAGTCAAAAAGCCGCAGTATGAAATGGTACTTACCGGCGTATATATGGACGCTGTAAATGTAATCATTGAAGTCCCTGAAAGGTTTGCAGGCATCGTTATACTGGCGTCGCTGACTAAGAAAACCGGTGACAAAGTATATATTAAAAATTTTACTGAAGAAGATTTTACAGAGGTTGGCAGTGATTATGTACTGACCATATCTGCCGAGGAACACCAGGCAGGGAGCAGTCCTATCATCGTCAGCTTAACAAAAATCATTGATGGTGTTAGCTATCCTTATTATGCTAATACCGGCGTAGATAATAACGGTAACGTTGTTATAAATGCGAGCGAAGCGTTCGCAGGGAAAATAATTTTGGATGGAGGTTATTTACAATGAATGTAGAAAAAATTGGAACTGGAACGCAGCGTGAAAGAGATGCTGCGATAAACGCTAATTTTGAAGCGTTAGATACTGGCAAGCTTGATAAAACATCGGCAGATTCTGACTATGCTAAGAAGTCTACAACTTTAAGTGGTTATGGTATTACTGATGCATATACAAAGACTGAAACTGATAATAAAATTTCTGCTGTTGTATCTTCATTACAATGGAAGCCTTCTGTTGAAACATATGCAGATATTGCAACAACTTATCCTAATCCGGCAGACGGCTGGACTGTAAACGTAAATGATACGGATATAACATATCGTTATACTGGTTCAAGTTGGATTGCTATTTCTGCAAACTCCATTCCTATTGCTACTTCTGACACAGACGGCAAAATGTCCGCTGCAATGGCAGCTAAACTGAATGGTATTTCTGAGGGGGCTAATAATTACACGCTTCCTGCTGCTACGGCAAGCGTATTAGGCGGTGTAAAAATCGGTTCTAACATTAATATCAATAGTGATGTTATTTCAGTAAATAATGCGTCTACGACCCAAAAAGGTGTCGTGCAATTAATAGATAGCTCAGTTACAGAAGATTACACCAAAGCTCCAACTGCCGCAGCTATGAAAAGAACATGGGAGTTAGCTTCCGGTAAACAAAACCCTGAGACGACATTATCCGGCTATGGAATTACTGATGCTTATACGAAAACCGAAGTTGATAATAAAATAACAGAAGCTGTTGCCGGTGCTGCAGTACTCAAAACTGAATTTACAGCAAGCAGTGCTAACTGGGGAACATTATCAGACGGCTATTATCCATTTACTTTAGCGGCGTCAGGAAAACACTTCCTCGGCATGTATAGAACTAACGGCAGTACATATGAGAGTGTTATGGTTGACGCCGTTGAAAGTGGCAGTAATATTATAATTCAAAGTACGGAAAAGTTTGCCGGCTTTATTCTGACGATTTGAGGTGAGGAAAAATGGGACTTGAGGGATTAGTAACAGTTGAAAAAATAAGAGCTGCAATCAATGCATCACTATCAGGTCTGAGTAACTCTAATGCAACGATTACTATAACAAAGAATGATGGTACAACTAGTACTATTACCATTAACAATGTAGCTAATGCGACTACTGCAACAAAACTCGGAAGCAGCACTGTAGGCAGTGGCGTAAAGGCAATTTATCTTAATGCAGGTACGGCAACTGCGAGTAATAGTACTGTGGGGAACAGCAACACGCCGGTGTACTTAAACGCTGGCACTATAACAGCTTGTGATGCAAGTATTGGTTCCGGTTGGACTGTTTCAGAAGGGGCGGCAGGTTGGGCGCGAGAAAATACCACTGGCTTCACCATCCAGTGGGGCGATACAACTACCTTTCCTCGCACTTTTACAACAGCGTTTCAGGTTGTAATGCAAACTAATAACAATAAAGGTGAACAATTATATAAGAACCAAGTAACTGTAACATCTATCTCTAACAATGGTTTCACCATTGGGTCACCAGGACAAGGACAAAGGTATGTAGCGTTTGGCATAAGTTAAGTCAAGCCACAAGCATAAAGCCTACAAGGCTGTGAACCGCTCCAGCGATCATCATTGTAACCATTACATAGGCAAAAACTAATACTGGTATTACTAACACCTGTAACAAATGTTTCGCAGTTGCTGGACGCTATAACATTTGCATAATACAAAGTTGAAAAACTTCTAGGATAAGTAATGCTTCTATATGTAGCATCAGTATTCCCTACCCACCACTGGATGGTGAAGCCAGTGGTATTTTCTATGAAAAGGAGAACTATATGACTTACTTAATTAAATTCGATGAAACCGGTAGACGTGGGGAAACCTATGTCGCCGAAGAAAAAACACAGGAAGAAATTACAGAACTGCTTGAAAAAGGTTTTGTACAAATTCCAGAAGAAGATTATCAGCTTATTGTCGGTAATATTGATGGTCATGAGTATATACGTAAATCTGATGGAAGTTATAGTATATATGAACCTCCTACGCCTGACTTAGAAGAACTGAAGGCAAATAAACTGGCAGAGGTAGACGCTTGGACAGAAGGAAAAATCACCGGCGGGTTTACATCTGAATGTAGCGGAGAGCTGGTCAGATATGACAGCGATAAAGATACACAACTTACAATGCAGGGTATAGCCTTGAACGTAAATACAGATCGCTTTGCTGTAGAATATCCTACAGGCTGCCCTGTGCGTGGTTACGCAGATAGAAGTGCTGTCAAAACGATCTTCTATCTTACGCCGGAACAGGTGTTCGAGTGGTGCGCTGATTTATCTACCCATATAGGTACGTGTAAGCAGGCAGGTTGGAATAAACAGGCTGAAGTAAATGCAGCTCAAAGCAAAGAGGAATTGGATGCGATTATTTTAGATTAGGCGGTGCAAAGATGGTAGAAACAGTAATGGCCGCAATAACAATTTTTAGTTTTTTATTTGGTATCGCTGGCTTTGTGTTTAAGATATGGATAATTTCTCCGTTGTCAACGGCAATAGAAAATTTGCAGAAAACTGTTGATGCTTTGTTAAATACAATAAAAGAAGAACAGACCAAAGCTACAAATATGCAGATTGAGATTGCAAAAGTAGATCAGAGGGCAAGATCTGCACATAACAGGATTGATGAAGTTGGTGAACGGTTACTGTTGATCGAAAACAAATGTAATAACTGTGCATGTAAGGATAAGTGATATTCATGTTTGAGAAAATAAAAAACTTAATAGTCAGTGCTAGAAATAAAGTAGCCTCAATGTCGCCAAAAATAATGGCGGTCATTGTAGGCTATTTTATTGCAGTCATTTTGCTGGTCTTTACTTATTATGCAGCTTGGCTTTACATGTGGCTGTGGTTAAACAAGATTGTTATGTCCGACTTGCTGGCGCTGATACGTGAGATTACAGGCCCCGCTATGGTCGCATTTGTGACCTTTATCGCTACGAGTTTGGTCGATAAAGACGGTGATGGAGTGCCTGACAATTTAGAAAAGGAGATTGAGAGCAATGGTGACAAAAAGAATCACTTTAGATGAGCTGCGACAGTTAGCTAAAAGAGCTAGAGGTAATATTGATAAGATCTATCTACACTGGTCAGCTGGTAATTATCACCAGTTTTTTAGTGACTATCACCTAAACATTGACAGCGACGGCGCCATTATGGCGACCACAGATGATTTGACAGAATATAAAGCTCATACATGGCGGCGCAATTCTAGAGCTATTGGGATTGCTTTAGCTTGCTGTGTAGATGCTGTAGCTTATGCTGATGGTCGTGTCGATTTTGGAAATGTACCACCGACAGAGTTGCAGATAGATAGTATGGCGAAAGTTGTAGCTGTATTGTGTGAGGAGCTTGGATTGGACATTAATGCCGATACCGTAATGACGCATGCAGAAGCAGCAGACTTAGACGACTATGGACCAGCGACAACCTTTGAGCGTTGGGATTTATGGAAATTACCAGATATACCAGGCGACGGCGTGCTAAAGCTAGGCGGTGATGTTATTCGTGGCAAGGCTATCTGGTGGCAGCAAAACTGGTAAAAGTAGTTGTTGTAGAAAATGCAATACCTTTAATTTGAAGGTAGTTTTAAAGGTATATAGGCAATATGTTTACTGAATAAAGGTGTTAAATAGAAATGCGCTATTTTGAGTATTTTATTCGATAAAATATTCGCGAAAAACGTACAAAAATATTCGATTGAAAGGAGGCGAATGGTAATGAGAAAAGTAATGACTTTTTTGAAAGAGGCGGCAATTGTAGTAAAAGAGCAGCCGGGGGTATGCTTTGCGATCCTGGTGCTGGGCTTTGCTTTGGGAGCTATGCATAGCTGGTTCGGTCTGTGATCTCGAAATAACTTTGCTCATATTCAGCTTGTGCGCCGAGAAAGAACTGTTGCAAAAGAAAATAGTAAGGCAACGGTCTAAAACGGCGCACGTGGCTAATATGACTGTAAAAACAGGAAAATAATATACATGGAGTGAAAATCGTGTATGAAAAAATATATAATCATCGGTATTGGATTATTGTGGTCATTATTATTGCTTGTATCGCTGCCTGCTGTATGTTCTGCGGAGGAACTTCCGGAGACAATAACGATGTCTCGGGAACAGTTCAACGAATTACAGACGATAATAAACAGACAGGAGAATCTATTGACCGAGCTGTCGAACATGTCGGCAGTGCAGGAGATGAACTCGAGCGAGCTGAAGAAGCTAATCGAAGAGCAGCGTTTATCCTATCAGAAAATCAAAAGCGAGCTAACGAGTGCGCAGGAATCATTATTGAACTCCAAAAAAACAATAGCAGAGCAAAACAAATCCTTGCAGACGTTGAGCGAGCAAATAAAGAAAGAACAATCCAAAAGTGAGCTTAAGCAAAAACAAAAGGCTTTATGGGGATTTATCGGAGGGGCATTAGTTGGAGCGATAGCAGCGAGCAGGTGATTATATGGATAATTGCCGATTGCAGGCAAGAGATTGGCTTTCTCGATCTACCCGTAAGGAATTTGAAGCAATAATCCAGGAAGCCAAGTTAACGCCACGGCAGATGGAAATTATTGAACTGAAGTTTATTCACGATCTCAAAAATTATCAAATAGCAATGCGAATAGATACGTCAGTGCAAACGGTCGAAAGAGATTTGCGGCAGGCGTATAATTCGGTTAAGAGAGTATTAAAGGCGGTCACATGATAAGTGTGACTGCCTTATTTTTTATGTCTTGGTGAGGGAAATATGAAGGAATGTTGACGGATTATAAAGGCTGATTTAAGCGATAATTTAAGTAAGAAACGGAGGCGATAACAATGTATGGAATAAATCCCTACGCTCCTGTAAATCCTGCAATGGCGGGAGTGACACAGCAGCGTTTAGCCAATTACCAATCACAAATGCCGCAGATGTCTACATATCAGCCACAGCAGTTTGTACCGCAGCCACCTATGCCTTTGATGATGAAAGGACGTACAGTAGCCAGCTTAGACGAAGTAAAGGCTGCTCAAATTGATTTGGATGGAAGCCTTACATATTTTCCTTGCCCGGCAGACAGCTGCATATATGCAAAGTATATTGATATGAATGGGATGCCGGTAATACAAAATTATAAATTGTCGCTTGAAAAAGAGCCGGTTCCGAAGAGATACGCTGATGCGGAATTAGTTGAAGCTCTGCAGCAAAAAGTAAATTCTTTAGAACGATATGTGAAGGGGGAGACAGTAAGTGCAAATGAATCCGTTGACAATGATGCAAATGTTTAACCAAATCAAGGGCAGCAATAACCCTATGGGTATGATGCAGCAAATGTTTGGTAATAACCCTATGTTCGGGCGTGCTATGGAAATGGCACAAGGTAAGTCGCCTGAGCAGCTAAAAGAAACTGTTATGAATCTTGCAAAACAACGTGGTATTGATCCGCAGCAAGCTCAGCAAATGCTTTCTCAATTTGGTATTAAAATCTGATCGGTGGCCACCAGATGATTTTAAACAATAAATTTAAAGGAGATGTTCTATATGACTATGGAAGGTAGTGGCGTAATGCCTGTATATGATCTGAATAACCGTACCGCAGCAGCAGACGGCGCCGGGTTTGGCGGCGGCTGGATGTGGGTAGTAATGTTATTCTTCCTGCTTGCCTGGGGCGGCGGTGGATTCGGTGGTTTCGGAGGCGGCGCTAATGGTGCTGTAAATACTTTGACTAATGAATTTCTTTATACCAATCTGAATAGTACTTTAGATCGTGGTTTTAATCAACTCGCAAATCAAAACTTCGGTATTCAAAAAGACTTATGTCAAGGCTTCGGCGGTGTTCAGGCTGCTATTGCTCAGTCCACCTTCGCTGCTCAACAGTGCTGCTGCGAAACCAATCGTAACATTGACGCGGTTCGTTACGAGAATGCTAAAAACACTTGTGACATTACCTCTGCTATTCATGCGGAAGGTGAAGCAACTCGCGCATTAATGACTGCGAATGTTATGCAGGAACTGCGTGACCAACTGCAAGCTGCTCAGCTGCAACTTGGAACTTTGGCTCAGACTTCTAACATCATTAATGCGGTACGTCCGTTCCCGCAGCCGGCTTACATCACTTGCAGCCCGTATCAATCTGCAACCGGTGTTTATGGCTGTGGCGGTTGTGGCACCGTGTAATTCCGCTTAAAGCGTGACTATTAACAGGGGAGCTGTCACGCTTCCCTGTTTTTTATTAAGGAGATGAAATAAAAATGGCAACGTGTAATTGCAGGACGATTTTAACAACCGATGTAGCGGTTACAGGGAATAACCTTGTATTAACTATTCCGGAAGGAACTTATGTAAATTGTGAGAACTACGTTATTCGAGTAGCTCAAGATATTCCTTCTACAGCGACAAATTTGATGCCGGTAGTAATTCAAATCGGTACGGCAGCAACGCAGTACCCGGTACTACGCAAATGCGGTCATCATTTATATGCTAATCAGATAAGAACACGCAGAAATTATATTTTGAAGGTAGCAGCAGATACTAGCTCATTTGTGCTTATTTGCGGCTATATCTGCGCATATAACTGCGGTGCTGTAGCAAGCTTGCCTGTGCCTGTTACGCCTACTGCTGCTGTAGCAGAGAGCAAAAAGGCGGTGAGCAAAGATGCATAAGTACGTGGAATACCTTGAAAAGATTGCCGGTGATCGTGAAAAAGAAAAAGAGCTTGTTGAAATAATCAGTGAAGCTCTTGAGAGAATCAAGAAGCATTGCCCCGATGAATTTTATGGAGCTATGTACAAAATCCATTGCTTGATCTGCGGCCCGCACTTTGATGACCGTTTAGCGGAGAAAGCTGTTTCTCATATGAAAAATGTCGATGGTACTCATGGTGAGCACTGGAGCATGGAGCAAACAAATTCTCTTGCTGCCAAGCATGATATCAAAGAAAAGGCTGACTTCTATTATGTAATGAATATGATGCATAGTGACTACGCCGATGTCTTAGGCAGTGATGTAGGAACGTATGTAAAAATGGCTAAAGCATATATGGAAGATCCTGATGCAGCAGAGGGTAAAGTTTTCTGTACATGGTTGGGACAAATGCGTCGAAAAGAAGAGTAATGATGAAATTGTAACATTGTGTGTTGTGAGAAAAACCAGTTTAAATGTAATTTGTATGTAACAAAAAGCCCCGAAAATGGCTTGAATACGTTATGTGTAATTACCCTGCGAATAA